GTAAGTATAGATGGAGGAGCAAATTCTGATGGGATTTACACCATCTGATGAGCATAAAGAATATAAAACCTACACACAATTCAGGGTTCACCCAAGGTTATTACAACCCGGTGAACCCTTTAAAATATGTAGGGCCTTTGCCGATTATTTACAGAAGCAGCTGGGAAAGAAAGGTTATGATTTTTTGTGATACTAACGAAAGGGTTACTAAATGGAGTTCTGAACCCATTTCTATTAAGTACTTTAATGTTTTAGATAACAAATTGCACAACTACCACCCAGACTACTTCATCCAAATAAAAAGGGCAGATGAATTGGTAAACTATCTAGTTGAGGTAAAACCAAAGGCTCAGCTGAAAAAACCAACAGAACCAAAGAAAAAAACTAAAAAGGCATTAGAGAATTATCAGTGGGCCTACAAAACATATGTTACAAATATGTGTAAAATTGATGCTCTGAAAAAGTATGCTGAAGGAAACAACTATAAAGTTCTCTTATTGACCGAAGACAGTAAATTGTTGTAATGTTTAATTATGCTGGCGTAAATTCAACACTCTCTACCATCAACATTTTCGAAAGAGCAGTTGATGAACTCGTTAGCACATACAGATCACCACAACGAGCGAGCAAAGCGTCTGAAGATTGGATAGATGACATGATTCAAGAGGGAAATCCTCAAGTAGGTGATGTTTCAGCAAACAGGTTTACTACTGGTAAACTATATCATTTTGATTATTATCCAACTCTTGAGAGTTCTAGAGATTTATATGATTCTAAACCTATTGTAATATCATTGGGATCTGATGAAAAAGGAACTGGTGATTTGGGTTTGAATATACGATTTCTACCCTTTGAAGTAAGGAAAAAGTTTTTAAATGCAGTAGTAAGCGCAATCTATGGAAGACTTGACGCTGCAACGCAAGGTCAAAGGCAATTAAAGGCAAGATTACAATCTAATCTAAATATTGATTACTATTCTCTAAAACCTTTGATTGATAGATATGGTGCAGGATATGCGGTAAGAGATTATCTTAAACCAGGTAGAAGAAACGTAAAAGTAATAAGCTATGAAAACTGGCATAGAATGGCTTGTATCGATTCTGATACTTTTGTAGGAGAAAGTAATACCGTGATACATTCTCAGTTTTATCAATATATAATAAATAAGAAATAAAAAAGGCTCATGGCTGGTTTCACAGACAGAAAGGGTGCACTTAGTAGAGATAACTTTGTCACTAAAAGATTAAAACAACTCAGCCGATTGGGCATGGAGTTTGATGATATGATCATCAGAAACTCTCGCGCTGTTGGTGTTTCGGAGGACAAAATGGGTTACACATTTAACCCAACTGGAGCTGATAACGACGATATGTACTATGCATTCGCAGCTCTTTCGATGTCAGATACTACTCTTAAAAAGAATATATCATTTTACGATAAATCTTATCCTAAAAAGAGAGATCAACTTAGAATTTTTGCGGTTCAAGACGAGATCGAAGAAATTCTTGATACCATTGCAGACGAAAGCGTAGTTTTTGATGATTCAAACTTTTTTGCATATCCACAGTTTCACGGTCCTCTTAAATCAGAAGTTAAAGAGGTTATGCAGGAATGCTACAATAAGATTTACACTTATTTCGGTTTCACTGATGGATTAAGTGCTTGGAACTATTATAGAAAATGGTTGATCGATGGTTATCTTGCCTTTGAAATCATTTATAATGACACACAGGATCAGATTATAGGTTTTAAAGAATTAGATCCGGTTTCTTTGATTCCAATTATTGATGATCAAACCAATAAGAAGATGTGGATTCAGTATAAGGGTCAAGGAGCTAAAGAAAGAAAGCTTTTTGATTCTCAAATTATCTACATTTCCTACTCATCTGTCAACTCACCAAACCGTGTTTCTTACGCAGAAAGACTCGTAAGATCTTTTAACCTTTTAAGAATCATGGAACAGTCTAGAATTATTTGGGCTGTAACAAACGCGAGCTGGAAAATGAAATTCATCATTCCTGTTGGTGGTAAATCAAAAACAAGAGCAAAACAATCTCTTTCTCAGCTAATGCATAACTATAGAGAAGTTATTGATTTTGATTATGATTCTGGAGAGCTTTTTGTGAATGGTAAACCAATGATGCAATTCTCAAAGGAATATTGGTTACCTTCAAAGGATGGAGAAGAGCCTCAGATCGAGCCAATGGGTGGAGACGGTCCCGATCTTTCAGATACTGAAACTTTAAAGTATTTCTCCGATAAACTCAAACTTGCTTCTAAAATTCCTTTTAGTAGATTTGATGTAGATAGCCCTTCTACGTATGAAATTGCAGCAGAAGGACTGTTAAGAGAGGAGATCAAATTCTCAAAATTTATCAATCGTTTAAGATCTATCTGGCAGGAGATTTTGGTAAAACCAACTTATATTCAGATGGTTTTAGATAATCCTGCCCTTGGTGAAGATTTCAACTTTAAGTCAAACTTTACCATTAAATTTAACAAAGAAAATGTCTTTGAAGAAATGAAGGCAATGGAGCTTGCTAGTAAGAGAATTGATTTCATAACAAATGTTAAGGACTCTTTAGTTACTCAAGACGCTGATATGAATGACATTTCATTCTTCAATTTAGATTTCCTAGTTCAGAGATATGGTGGATTTACTCAGGAAGATCTTAAAATGAATGATAGATTCAAACAATTGCAATCTTTACAGGATGAAGGATACAGTAAAGAAGATGCTGAAAAGATTATAGCAGGTGAATCTAAGGATAAATTCAATAAAGAAGATTCTGGAGAAGATGAACTTGGGGATGATATTGGATCGGATGATTTAGATCTTGATATTTAGTATGATATATAAAATACTATTTACAAAGAATATATAAAAAAAAATACAAAAAGCATGTCTGATAAGAATCTACTCATTATTGAGAGATCCGGTTCATCTTTAGATACCAAATCTGAAAATGGTGCGGTTGTTCTCGAAGGTGTTTTTACAGAAATTGGTGTAAAGAACAAAAACAACCGTATTTATGAAGAGACTGAGGTTCTTCCTCATATCAAGGATCTTCAAGAAAAAGTTAAAACTTCAAAGCTTTTAGGGGAATTAGATCACCCTAAGAGTTTTGATATTTCTTTAGGTAATGTTTCACACGTTATTGAAAAATTAGAGTATGATCCAACTACTAAAAAGGTTATGGGTCGGATCAGACTTTTAAATACTGACAGAGGAAAGCAGGCAAAAGCTTTAATTGAGGACGGTATACCTCTTCATATTAGTTCAAGAGCTGCTGGTAATGTCGATGAGAATGGAAAGGTTTCTATTAAGAAACTTTTCACTTATGATCTTGTCGCCGATCCCGGATTTGAAAATGCTGAATTAAAAAGAGTTAATGAATCCTTTGGATTCTCAAACGATTCCGATGTTTATATCTATGAACTTGAAGAATCATATGAAACTGAAAATGATAATCAAAACAACGAATTGACCATGGAAAATAGTGTTTCTGTCGAGGATTTTAATAAATACTCACAATACTTAAAAAATGAAATCTCTTCTATTAAAGAAGCTGTCAAGTCTTCTGCAGAAAACGCTTCTAAAATGGAAAAGCTTGTTAAATATGCTGAACATATTGCTGAAAACTATAATAAGTTACAGAAATATGTTGATTATTTGGCAGAGAACTTAGATAACACAATCACAGAATCTAAAGACGTTAAAGCGTATGCCGAATATGTTGCTGAAAATCTTAATAAGAGCCTTGAATATTCCAATTATCTTGCTGAAAATGTAGATAAGAATATTTCATTCTCTAATTATATTGCGGAGAATTTAGATAAGTCAATTGGATATCAAGAGTATTTGGCAGAGAATCTTGATAAGAATATTTCTTATGCTAATTATATTGCAGAGAACCTCGACAAATCAATTAGTTACCAGGAATATTTAGCTGAAAACGCTGATAAACTTATCGGTTACACTAACTATCTTAAAGAGAACTTAGAAACAGTTGGTAACTATTCTGAATACGTTGCTGAAAGTATAAATAAACTTGTTGAAGGTGCTTCAATCAAATTTGGTTCAAATGAAGAAGTTAGTGAATCAAAGGAGGAAGTGGCTGTTGTCGAATCTACTTCTTACAAGCAAAGTGTTGAAGATAAACTGAATTCTTTAATTGAGAGTGCAAAAGCTAAAAAGTCTGTAGATGAAAGCGAAGAGTTTCACTTCTTAAGATTTGTTTCTGAAGGAAAGAGAAATGAATTTCAATCTCTAAGTGAAGACAAGCAAACTGCATTAGTTGAAGCTTTCAAAACAAACAAGTATTTTGGAGCACGTGACGTAGAAATGATTTGGGAATCAACATTTACAACTAAGCCAGCTGAGCTTAACTACATCACTAATATGCCTGAAAAATACAGAAAGCAATGGGAAGCATTAACTGAATCTCAAAAGGCT